GGAGTTTTAGATTTAAAAGCCCTCGCATCTGAAATCGGTGATGCGAGTTTGTATGACAAATGGGCTGGACCAGAAGCAGTAGAACCGATAAATTATAATCTAGGGGATATGCGATCACGTATTATCCCAGCCACTAACTTTGATTATAATAATCTGAAATCAATTGAAGATTTCAACTTAATAACATCAGGGGTTTGGACAATAGGTTCTGGAGGTGCCTACCCCCAAGTGAATGCTTTTGAAGCAGACATGGGGACCCCTACTGATGAATTGACTGGACGTATTATCAGTGATGTAACAGAAACATCTCAAGCGAATTTCAATGTTAGTAGTAATTTCAATGTTATAATAGACTCAAATACTCCGCATAATGGCAATCAAACGGCTGGTTGGAAAATAAGTAGTGCATTGACTTCTGATGTTTTAGTCTTTAGTGGTGGCGGTTTCGGTAACAGGGAGATGAAGGATTTCTGTATTCAATATACTGGAGTCAGTAACATTTCAATAATTAATGATGGTTACTCAGCCGCGATAACTAATTTCCATGATTTATTTATTACCAGTTCTCAGACTAGAGAAGGACTCGGACTTGAACAATTCGGGACAGCGAATAAGAAACATTATAACATCGTGATGTGGAACCTGACAAAAGGTTACGATATGGTTGGAAAAACTTCTATCCCTAAAATTGAAAACATGACTATCTATGATTGTGCGTCTGGATTTGATGGGAGTGCTCAAGCCTTCACAATGGAAAATATTTCAGTCCTAGGATGTAGCACAAATTATGTCAGCTGTCAAAATGCTACGGGTAATAATTGTATTTCTTCTGATGCTACTATTCCAGGACTAGGGTCTAACCAACATATTAACGTCGTTATAAATGATGAAGTCCAATCCACTGATGACACTGATGGGAATTTATTCTTGTTTCCTAAATTCGGTGGTAACATGGCTGATGGAGGTAAGACTCCTCAGGTATCATTACAAGGTATGAAAGGAACCCTTTGGGATGCGGTATCCCCGTCTATTGGTGCATTTCAATTCGTAGACTCTGCGATTATCACTGCTATTGGGATAACCAGTACTGAACAGTTTAGTGATCCTAATGTTAGTAGTAATATTAACATACCACCGAATTCAATAGTTTCTTTAGAATCATTCGGTAATCCAAGTATTGATATACTTCGACAATTATTTATTATTAGTATCAACTCTGGCGAATCTTTTGGCTCTCCTGGAGTAGCATACGGATTCGATCAATTCGTAGAAGCTATCGGGATACCTTCACAGGAATATGTTAGTAATCCAATCGTTCGAAACTTATGGGTTTTATCTGTCCTAGGTATTGATTCGCAAGAAGCAGTAGGGACACCATCATTTTATTTGAAAGTATTATCCAAATTCCAAAGTTACATGGAACAGGATTTAGAAAATATATTTTTCACAGACTTACAAGAATTCGCAATACCAGTCACTTACATATATTCCGACGGCTCCACTATCCCAGAGTTGATGGTGATATTCGATAAAGACTACCAAGGAATTGACCCAGATACAGGGGTTGCCGTCCAGTCAGTAGGTCCTATGATTACTTGCCAGACTTCAAAGTTTACTAGGAGGCCAAGGAAAGGCGATAAGGTACTTATTGATGGGGTACGGTACAAAGTATTAACCCACGAACCGGACGGGACAGGGGTCTCTGAGCTAACTTTAAACCAAGAGCAAACAGTATGACAGAAATAATTCCTAGTGTGCCCGTATACATAGCGGTACAAGATACCCAACCGCATCCTAGGATTGCTATTAGGCGGTGGGTAAAACAATTATTAAAAGTGAATACTGATATGGGAGGTCGCTGGTATATGACTAGGCCCGACCCTGTATGGCTTGAAGAATTACCAGTAGGTTTAATATACCTAACAGATGAGACCGCTGATCACCAAAATACTAATCCAAGGAATTATTTACGATCGTGCAGTATTGTTACTGAGATTATACATAGGATGGATTCGGAGAGGGAGAATGCTTTAGACGACTGGCTAGATAGTAGAGCGTATGAAGTTGAGTGTGCTATGTTAGCAGACCGATTCCTAGGTCAAAAAGGTATTATAGAAGATGTTATATTATTAAGAACGCAACCAGTTAGAATTGAAATAGAAGGAGCGGATAGTGACATTTCATCATTAAGAATTTTTTGGGAAATAAAATATCGTACAGGGTTTAGTACTAATGAAAAACTTGATGAATTCTTTTCTTTTTTAAATAAGATTGAAGGGACACAAGGCGAGGACGGTTCAGACGATGTAACTATTAGAACAGAATAAAGGAGTAACATGGAAAAAAGATTACATATAATTCCAAACGGTAGAGTTCGAGATTTATCAGGTCATGTTGTTCCTGAGAAAGGAGCTACCGTTCGAATGAATACATATTGGCGTAGACGTATAAAAGATGGTGATGTTAGTATTGTATCCCCGTCCCCGTCTAAGCAAACAAAAAACAACAATCAACAGATAATTAAATCAGAATTCAATCAGAATTTAAAGGAGATTAAGACATGACAATTCCAGCAGATTTAAGAGTACCTTTCATGTATGTGGAATTCGATTCCTCTCGTGCATTTCAAGGACCTAGTGTCCTTCGGTATCAAGCCCTTTTAGTAGGCCAAAGGTTATCCAGCGGTAAACGGGCTGAATTAATTTTAGATAAGATTTCTAGTTATGACCAAGCTCGTTCGTTATACGGAGAAGGTTCACAATTAGCTAGGATGTTTAAAAAATGGTTTCAAAATAATAAGACGACCGATGTATTTGCAGTATCTTTAGATGATGCAATCGGTGGAGTGGATGCGACAGGTACGATCACAGTGACTGGAACCCCTACTGCCGACGGTAGTATTGTCATATACATTGGCGAAGATAGGTATGCTGTCCCTATCACATCTGGCGATACTCCTACCCAAATTGGCGATGCCATTGTTGCAGGGATCACTTCCGAAATGTTAGTGACTGCGAGTAATATTACTGGAGCAGTAACATTCACGGCTAAGAATGCAGGTGAAGCAGGGAATGACATTCCATTAGCGGTAAACTTTAATGAAGGCGAAGAATTACCAGCTGGAATTTCAGTTGCCGTGGTTCCTATGGCGAGCGGTGCTAATAATCCGAGCTTACAATCAGTGATTGACATTTTAGGCGACGAATGGTACAATATAATCTGTTCTCCTTATAATGATGCTACTAACATGACAGATATTGAAGCGGAATTAGACGATCGCTTCGGTCCTTTACGTATGATTGACGGGATGTATGTTACTTCTAAGAGGGATTCCTTATCAAACCTCGCGACCTTTGGGAATGGACGGAATAGTAAACACGTCACTTGCATACATAGTTATAAAATCCAATCTACTTCTGTTGATGTTGCGGTGGCTTATGCTGGTCAATTAGCCTCTGAAGGTTCTATAGATCCAGCTCGCCCGTTCCAAACATTAGAACTCGTCGGCATCATACCTCCTCCAGTGGTTGACCGATTTACGAATACTGAAAATAATTCATTATTATATGACGGGATTGCGACATATTACGTTGATAACGGTGGCAAGGTACGTATCCAAAGGGCGATCACTATGTATCAAACGAATGCTGTCGGTGCTACTGATATTGCTTACCTTGATGTTAATACCTTATTGACATTGATGTTTTTACGTTACGATTTCCGGACCCAGATACTAACCAGATTCCCTCGTTCAAAACTTGCGGACGACGGGGTACAGGCTGGTCCAGGACAACAAATTATGACACCGAAGCTAGGTAAGAGTGAAGCCGTAAACATTTTCAGGGGCTGGCAATTATTAGGTCTAGTAGAAAATGTTGAGCAATTCAAAAACGATTTAATTTGTCAGCGTTCTATCTCAGATCCTAATCGGTTGGAATGGATTTTACCGCCTGATTTAATTAATCAATTTAGGGTTGGATCAGCAACGATGCAGTTCTTACTTCAAAGTTTATAACATACATTAAAATAAATAACATTTATTAAATAATAAATAACATTTAAAGGAGGCAATTAATATGCCATACGGATCAGAAGGGTTGATCGCAGGAATAATCGAAGTAAAAATTAACGGTGAGATCCAACAAGCCAAAGGGAACTGGACTTATAATTTAGGTAAACCAAAAGTAGAGCCAGTCTTAGGGGCTAATAATGCCGTCCACGGTTTCAAAGGATCTACTCAAGCCCCTAGAATTGAAGGTGAAATAACGGATCGAGCTGATTTTGATTTAGAAGCATTCGTTACTTTACGAGGAGCGACGATTACCTTAACACTAGCGAACGATAAGGTGATAGTATTAAAAGGAGCCGTGTATACAGGGGATGGGGATGGACAAACTGAAGAAGCTAACATCCAAGCATCATTCCATGGAATCTCTGCTGAAGAAATACGATAACATTTCCTAAGCTAACATAACATAACATAACATAACATAACATAACAAAGGAGGCACGAGTGTCAAAAATAAATGAAATAAATCTTCCAAAGGTAGAAATAAAAGAAGTCCCGTTCGATATTCCGTTGTCTAGCCCTATTCAGTGGGGTAAAGATAACGATTCAATAGATAAAGTGACTATCGAAAATAAGTTGAAAGCTAAACATTTAAAAAATGTTAATACGTCTTCAATCTCTTTCGGGGATATGAATATGTTATGTTCTAAAATGACTGGCCGACCGCTGGCATTCATAGAAGAGCTAGACATGGAGGATGTAATGAAACTCTATGGGGTCGTCAATCATTTTTTGTTAGGTGGCCGTCAGATTGGAGAAGCTTGATCTCCGCTCTACTCGGAACATTCCATATACAACCATCAGAGTTAGAAAACTTCGATGAGTTGGATATGGAATTCTATAGAGATAGGCTGACTGAATACATTAACGCTCAAAAACAAAGATAACATAAGGAAACATTATGGCGATACCTCCAGTCCGTGTAGTAATACAAGGGGTCGATCAATTCACGGCGACCATTGGAAAATCATTATCTGGATTAAAGCGATTAGGTTCAGGGGTAAAGAGCTTCGGTCAATCTATGACCGCTGGATTATCTCTACCTATCATTGGATTCGGGATTGATGCTACTCGCACGGCTGGAAACTTCGAACGCTCTATGCAGAGGGTTGGTAATGTTACTCAAGCCAATAAAGAACAGGTCGTTCAATTAACTAAACAGGCTCGAGAGTTAGGAGCGACTACATTACATTCAGCTGTTCAATCAGCTGAAGGTATGATTTATCTAGGACAGGCTGGATTTAAGACCAATCAAATTATGTCCGCTCTTCCAGCGGTTCTGGATATTGCTACTGTATCGCAAATTGAATTAGGGGAGGCTTCAGATTTAGCTTCTAATATATTAACAGGCTATGGGAAAAGTACGACCGAAACGGGTAAGCTCGTAGACCAATTAGTGAAAACGACATTTAATGCCAATACTAATTTCGTGCAGTTAGCTGAAGCGATGTCTTTCGTAGCTCCGCAAGCATCAGCGATGCAAGTACCTTTTGAACAAGCATCTGCGGTTATAGGGTTGTTGAGTAATGCTGGTATACAAGGAGCCCGAGCTGGTACTAATCTACGAGCTATGTTAGCATCGTTAGCGAAACCAACATCGGAAGCGATTGCAGTATTAAATAAATTAAAGATTCCTAAATCACAAATAGTTGATTCTCAAGGTAATTTAAAAGACTTTAGAAAAGTCATCGAATTATTCGGTCAGTCAGGGGCTACTAATGGAGAGCTGATTACAATTTTCGGTAGGAAGATGACCGCTGGTTTTCAAGCGATTCTTCGACAAGGATTACCAGCATTCG